ATCTTACTCCACGTTGGGTGCTACAATACTGGGGTACAGAAGTTTTCCGCCGAGCAATCCACGATGATATCTGGATTGCTAGTTTAGAAAATAAACTCCGTAATAGTAAAGACGATATTGTTATTTCAGACTGCCGTTTTCCTAATGAAATTAAATCCATCAAAGACGCAGGCGGCATTGTAGTTCGAGTAGTTCGTGGTCCCGAACCTGAGTGGTATGAGGCCGCGATTAGTGCAAATCGTGGCGGTGACGGTAACTTAACATGGGCTACTAGCAAAGCTGTTTTAGAGCGAGTAGGTATTCATGCTAGCGAAACTGCATGGGTTGGCACCAAGTTTGATGCTGTACTAGACAACAACAATACTATCGACGACTTGTTTGCCCAGGTTAAAGATCTGGTACAAGATCCCCTTGCTTCCAGCGAATCCCTTCCTTATGCAGAACACGCTGACAATTTGCACATACCGTCTTAAGATTGATAGGACGGCAGTTGTTTAAATCGCCGTCCACATGAAATACTGCAAATATCTCTTTATGCGGACTTTTAAATCCGCACTTATCGCATAAGTTCTTCATTTTATACCCAGCACTTGCCCATCTGGGTAAAGTGACCCCTCTTAAACAAACACCACACTGACTTCTGTAGTAGGGTTTTTTATTTTTATAGTAATTGATGGCTACTGGCCCACGGCCGCACGAACATAATGGTCTCATATTATATTTAAGCCTTTTCGAAGCCTTTTCTCAGCTTATAACCAAGCCAAAAATCCAAAAAGCCATAAATACATTAAGAACATGTATTCATGGAGATTAATAATATGGCTCAACTAAGTTCACCAGGCGTAAGCGTATCAGTAATAGACGAATCGTTTTATACTCCGGCCGCTGCCGGTACTGTACCGCTATTCATTGTAGCGTCTGAACAAGATAAACAAAATGGTGCTGGATCGGGTATTGCACCGGGAACACAAAAAGCAAACGCTGGGACTGTATATTTGTTAACCAGCCAAAAAGATTTAAGCGACACATTTGGAGTTCCAAAGTTTTATACAGATGCTAGTAACAATCCTATTCATGCTGGTGAACAAAATGAATATGGTTTAGAAGCCGCATACAGCTTCTTAGGCGTGAGCAATCGTGCTTATGTAGTTCGTTCAGATTTAGACGTTGGTGCGTTAACTGGAACTACTACAGCTCCACACGGTGCTCCAGCAGATGGTACATACTGGTTTGATACTACAGATACAAAGTTTGGAGTATTCCAGTGGAATTCTGCACCAGGATCAACAACTGGCGGACAAACATTCACTGAACAACAAAGTGCAAACAATCTTACAGTAATTACTGATTCTACTAAGACAACAACTGGCGGTTCACCTGCTCCATTGCCAAGCATTGGACAATTAGGCGATTATGCACTAGTTGCTACAACAAGTTTAAACAAATTATGGTTGAAGAAATATCAAACTTCAACAGCCGCAGGTACTTGGGTCGAAGTCGGTACAGCCGCTTGGAGTGCAAGTTGGCCATCAGCTACTGGTACTATTGCTAACGGCACTATTACTTTGTTAAGTGGAACAGATACGTTTGTTGTAAACGGAACAACGATTACAGCTAGCGGAACTACATTAACAAGTTTAGTTGCTCAGATTAATGCTAACAGCACATTAACAACAGCAGGTATTACAGCCGCAATTATTAATGGTTATTTGAATTTGTACAGCGATGGCACAAATACAAACAATGCTACATACTTAGGTAGTATCACACTAAGCGGTTCAGCAGTTGCTAAGGTTGGATTAAATTCAACTATTTACATGTCTCCAAAATTACAATTGAGCGCACATACTAGTGTGCCATTGTTTAAAATTACTGACAATCAGTCAACAGATCACGGCGCTCCAACAGGTTCTGTATGGATTAAAACTACTAGTGCAAACTATGGTGCAGATTGGATCATCAAACAATACAGTGCTACAACAGGCTCATGGTCTGCTTTGCCTACAACTGTACAACCTAACGGACAAAGTGCATTATATGCATTAGACTTTGCAGGCGGTGGCTTGAATTTAGGTCAAGGCCAAGTATACGTAAAATACAATGACGACGAAGCAAGTCCTGCATTAGGCCATTTTAAAATTTATGCAAGAAGCGGTATTGGTGCTACTACTATCACTTCAAGTGCTGTTACTTCAAGTACATTTACTTCAGGTGCAAACACATTCAGCGTAAAAGAAAGTATTCCAGGGTCTACTAGTTTAAGTAGTTCATATGTTGTATATCCTACAGCATTAACTGGTACAGGAACAACAATTACAATGACAGTTCCTACTATGGATCCAGTGTATCTTGTAGGTCAGTCAGTTACACTTTCAGGTGTTACACCTAGTGCATACAATGGAACATATTATGTTGCTAGTGCAAATGCAACTACTGTAACATTTGCAGGTACTGCAACAGGTTCTGTAACAGTATTTGGACAAGCTACAAGTAGCGTTATTGTTAAATTTACTGCGGCTGGTGCAACATCAGATGCGGCAACATTTGCACAATATTTCAATGCCGCAATGCCAATTGGCACAAACGTTGTTGCTAGTGTTAACAGTTTAAATCAAATTGTTATTACACATGCAACGGGTGGTGATATTAGATTCCATGATGGTTTAAATGTACCTATCAGCAAGATCTTCTCAACAAGTGCAACAACAAACTTCTATCCTGATCCAAATGCAAACTTCACTACAAGATATCTTGCTAGTTTGTGGAGTCCTGTAAATAGTTTAGGAACAGCAGTAGCTCCAGGCAGTGCAACAGCACCGACATCAACTCCTGCAGATGGTACATTGTGGTATAACACATACGTATCTGAAGTGGATATTATGATTCATAACGGCACAAAGTGGTGCGGTTATTTGTCAACTGCTGGACAAGCTGTAAATGCAATTTCAGGTTCTTCAACAAGTGCTCAAGGCCCATACGTTGGTGCTACACAGCCTACCGGAACGTTTTATAACGGCGACTTATGGATTGACACAAGTGATTTAGAGCACTATCCACGTATTCATAAGTATGTTGCTAGTCGTCCTACAGGTAAGAAGTGGGTATTATTAGACAACGCTGACCAAACAAGTGAAAATGGCGTATTGTTTGCTGATGCACGTTGGAGCACAAGCTCAGACGGTACAGCAGATGCTGGAACAGCTTCTCCAAGTTTAATTACAGATTTACTAAAGAGTGACTTTGTAGACTTTGACGCTCCAGATCCTGCACTATATCCAAAAGGTATGTTGCTATGGAACTTACGTCGTAGCGGATTTAACGTATTACAATATAAAGTTGGTTATGTAGACACTTCAGGTGCAACTACAAACCCACGTTTAGGTAATACAACAATGACTACTTACTATCCAAATCGTTGGGTAAGTCATGCCGCTAATCAAGTTAACGGTGCTGGTACATTCGGTCGCAAGGCTGTTCGTGCAGTTGTGTTAGCTTCATTGAACGCTACAATCCAAGGTAATCAACAAATCCGTGATGAAGAATCACGTGTGTTTAACTTGATTGCTTGCCCAGGTTATCCAGAAACAATTAGCGAAATGGTAGGATTAAACGCAGATCGCGGGTATACTTCATTCGTAGTTGGCGATACTCCTGCTCGTTTAACACCAGATGCTACAACATTAAGCAACTGGGGTAATAACTTAAACAACGCTGTAGTAGACGGTGATGATGGTTTAATTACTACTAACCCATACTTAGGCGTATTTTATCCATGGGGTTACACGACAGACTTACTAGGTAATAACATCGTTGTTCCTCCAAGTCATATGATGTTGCGTACAATCGCCCTAAGCGATAACGTTTGTTATGCATGGTTTGCTCCAGCTGGAACACGTCGTGGTGGTATTACAAATGCAAGTAGTGTTGGATACGTTGATCCTACAACAGGTGAGTTCGTAGCAACAGCATTGAATACCGGACAACGTGATACACTTGCTAGTATCCACGTAAACCCAATCACATACTTAACAGGTATTGGATTAGTAAATTACGGTCAATATACACGTCAATTATCAGCAAGCAGTTTAGATAGAATCAACGTAGCACGTCTAGTTGTTTATCTACGCCGTCAGTTTGCTCAGTTGGCAAAACCGTATATCTTTGAACCAAACGACACAATTACACGTAACGAAATCAAACAAGCTGCCGAGCAGTTATTGTTAGAACTAGTTGGACAACGTGCATTGTACGATTATGTAGTAGTGTGTGACACAAGTAACAACACTCCTGCGAGAATTGATCGAAGCGAATTGTATCTAGATGTTGCTATTGAGCCAGTGAAAGCTGTTGAATTCATCTATATCCCATTACGTCTAAAAAATACCGGGGCCATTAAAGCCTTGGGCGGTGTATAATTAGGAGAATATTAAATGTCAGTTGCATCATTATCAAGATTTACAGTACCTTTAGCATCAGACCAAAGCTCTGCTACGCAGGGTATGTTAATGCCCAAGTTAAAGTACCGTTTTAGAATTAGCTTTGAAAACTTCGGTACTACTAAGCCTACTACAGAACTAACTAAACAAGTGGCAGAAGCCGCTCGTCCACAAGTTAGTTTTGAAGATAAGACTATTGAAGTTTACAATAGTAAGATCCACTATGCCGGCAAACCAACATGGCAAAAGATGACAGTTAAGTTGCGTGATGACGTAACTGGCGCAGTATCTAAGCTAGTTGGCGAGCAAAATCAGAAACAGTTCGATTTCTTTGAACAAAGTTCTGCGGCTTCAGGCGGTGATTACAAGTTTACTATGCGTATCGAAATGCTCGACGGTGGTAACGGAGCAGAAACAGTTAATGTGTTAGAAACATGGGAATTGTATGGTTGCTATGTTCAAGAAACTAACTTTGAAACATTAGCATACAACAGTGCAGATCCTATGATGATTACGTTAGGTATTCAATACGACAACGCACAACAAACAAGCGGTGGTTCGTTCGGAGCTCAAGGCTTTGTACAAACACGCGGTACAGCAATGACAGGCGGCGGCGGAAGTTTAGGCGCTTAATACGAAAACCCACTTCGGTGGGTTTTTTATTGATTAGCCATTAACTACCCATATTAAAAGCATGTATAAATAATAGTATGGCATTCACTCCTACAAATCAATTAGTATCAGACTCAAGCGTTACATTACGTGATTGGGAACACGCGGCACGACTCTTTGCCGATGATCAATTTAGGTTAGCTCCTAAATGGAATTTTTCCTTTCATGTGGCATTTAACATTAATCCAGCGGCTTGTAAAAATACATCGTTGATTCAATCGTATGGCCAGGAAATTAATATGCTAGTTAAGAGCATAGATTTACCTAAGTTTAATGTAACTGTTGACCAAGTTAATCAGTATAACAGAAAAAAACAAATACAAACACATCATAAATTTAATGATATCACAGTTAAATTCCATGATGATAATATGAGTCTTATTAATCAAATATGGCAAAACTATTATAGCTATTATTATGCAGACAGCACAAGTGCTACACAAACAGGTGCATACAACAGAAATGCCACAAGAAGTAGTGACTATATTAAAACACCATTCGGATTAGACAATGGCAGTTCGGTTCCGTTTTTTAATTATATAAAAATCTATCAAATGGCTCGTCACGAATGGATTAGCTATACCCTAGTGAACCCAATTATTAAGTCCTGGGATCATCAGAACGTAGCATACAATAAAAACGATGTACATGAATTCAGCATGGGATTAAGTTTTGAAGCAGTTAGTTATGACATGGGCATGGTTAATGATGGCACAGTAGAAGGTTTTGGTCAAACACACTACGACCAAACACCTAGTCCATTACAAGGCGGTGCCAGTGGCATATCAGCAAGCCCTACATTATTAGCACAAAGCAATGCCCTTAATAATGCTTCATCTTCGTTGACTAACTTAGTCAATACGGTTAATGGATATCAAAATACTCAGCCAACTGCTACTAATACAGTTTCAAATTTAACTACCATTAATACAAGCCCGGCAAGTATTAGCGGACTTCAAGGTGTAACGTTTCCAGTTACTACAACTACTACATCTACTACAACAGCAACTCCTGTTAATCTATAAGGATATAATATGTTTGGAAATTTACCTAACCCTGCAATCACCAACGATGCTAAAACATTCTTTGATAAATTCTTCGTCAGAGAAGTGAGCTTTCCAGCAGATCAAATTGACCTTACTGTTGCATTTTTTACAAAGAAAGGCTTTGATATTGAAAGCGCACGTAGTACTGCTATTGTAGTTCTTAATCAAGCAAGAGCCGACAATGTTAGCGTTTTTGATTTATTAAATAGTTTAAAATCATTAACAGATGTTCAGCTAAGCCAAGTAGTCGCACAGATCTTAAATACCTACAGAGAAAAAATTAGTCTCTTAGGATATCGTGTCGCACCTCTCGTAAATACTTACGAAAGTCGTAATATTTTAGTATAATATGGCTAGTAAATTTGCAAAAGGCAAGTTTGTTATGACTCGCCCAGACAAATACATAGGAACTAAAATTCCCTTTTATCGCAGTAGTTGGGAATGGACATTCATGCGTTTCTGCGACAATAATGACAATGTACAAAAGTGGGCAAGTGAAGCTGTACAAATCCCTTACAGAGATCCGTTAACTGGAAAACAAACGGTTTATGTCCCAGATTTTTTCATCCAATATGTAAATGCTAAGAACCAAACTCTAGTAGAACTAATAGAAATTAAACCAGCTAGTCAAAGCATTTTAGAACGTGTTGGTAAAAACAAATACAATCAAGCACAGTACGTAAAAAATCAAGCTAAGTGGGCCGCCGCAAACTTATGGTGTAAACAACAAGGAATAAGGTTCAGAATCTTAAACGAAAATGATCTGTTCCAGATGTAAAGCTGATAAGTAATAGTATGACTAAGAAACTTGAAGAAATCCTAAATTTGCCCACCAGCAAAAAGATCATAAAACAAGAAGAAAAAAAGCAACTTTCTGCTCCTGAGCCATTATTACGAGATATCAATGAGTACGATAAGATTAGCGCCGCACTTCCTATGGTTAAAGGCTTGGGAGACTTGGGCGATGCTGAACTAGACGAACTAGCGCAAAAAGCAAAAGATGCTTACGAAGATATCATGGACTTGGGTATGAACGTAGAAGCTCGTTATAGTGCTCGTATGTTTGAAGTTGCGGCAAGTATGTTAGGACATGCTATTACAGCTAAAAGCGCCAAGTTGGACAAGAAGTTAAAAATGATTGATCTACAGCTTAAAAAGCAAAAGATAGACAATGATGCTAACGGAGTTGACGATAGTGTTACTATTCAAGGCGATGGAGTTATCATATCAGATCGCAATAGTTTGCTGGAAAAACTAAAGCAAATGAAATAAATATAGTACTGGGATATAACATGAAATCATTTAAAGAATACTTAACAGAAAGCAAAAGAGTTTACGAATTTAAAGTTAAAATTTTAAAATAATTGCCTAAAGATTGTGCAAAACAATTAAAAGAAGCATTAAGCGAGTACGATCCTGCTAATGT